TTTAGATAGAAACCAAATGACAGGTAAGATTTATATCAAACCAACAAGATCACTTGAATTTATCGACATCACATTCTACATCACTCCAACAGGAGCATCGTTTGAGAATATATAAGTTGGTTTATTATTCATACGAAAAGGGGGGACGGAAGTTTCCCCTTTTTTTTGTTTAACAAGATATTTATCTAATAAAATATAAAATGTCTTCAGTTTATTGCTCAACATGTAACGGTACCCAAGAAAGCTGGGTTAATATCGGTGATTTACCATTTAATTATCCTAGTCTAACACCAAATGATTCATTCATCGTAGGTGATGGGTTTGATGATATTATTCTATCAACAGTAATTCAATCAGACGGAAAGATATTAGTTGGTGGTGGTTTTACATCATATAGTGGGGTATCTAAAAATAGAATTATTAAATTAAACTCTGATGGATCAATAGATTCTAGTTTTGTAACTGGCTTAGGGTTTGACGGTAGTGTTAGGGATATTGAAGTTCAGTCGGATGGAAAAATACTAGTTGTTGGGGGGTTTACAGAATATAGCGGAGTTTCTTATGGTGGAATTATTAGGTTAAATACTGATGGTTCTATTGACAATAGTTTTGTTATTGGAACTGGATTTAATGGTGATGTTTATACAATTGAATTACAATCGGATGGAAAAATATTAGTTGGTGGTGAATATAATGAATATAGTGGAGTTTCTTCTAATTATATAATTAGATTAAACTCTGATGGATCAATAGATTCTAGTTTTGTTATTGGTACCGGATTTAATCAGGTTGTTCTTACAATTGAATTACAATCGGATGGAAAAATATTAGTTGGTGGTAATTTTACATTATACAGTGGAATATCTAATAATTACATTGTTAGATTAAATACCGATGGATCTGTTGATAATAGTTTTGTTATTGGTAGTGGATTTAATAACATTGTTTATTCAATACAAATACAATCAGATGGTAAAATAGTGGTTGGTGGTGATTTTGGTGAGTATAGTGGTTTAACTTATGATAAAATTATAAGATTAAACTCTAATGGAACAATAGATTCTAGTTTTGTTATTGGTAGTGGATTTAATCGTAGCGTAAATTCATTAAAAATATTATCAGATGGAAAAATAGCTGTCGGAGGATATTTTGGAGAATATGATGGTACGACAAGTCCGGGAATTGTTTTATTAAATAACGACGGGTCTTTATTTAATCTATATGTTGGGACTGGTTTTAATAATTCACCTTATAGTATATCCGAAACAAATAATGGTAATATTTTAGTTGGCGGTGAATTTAATCAGTTTAACGTAACTAACTCAAATTACATAATAATGTTAGACATTAATTTAAGTTTATCGTCTTATAGAACCACAAATCAACTTTGTGTTTATCCGATAAGTGGATTTACGTACAATGGAAATTTGGTTTTTGATGCTTTTAATAATCAAATATTAAATAGTTATGTAAACACAATACAAATACAACCAGATGGTAAAGCACTTGTTGGTGGAGCTTTTACAAATTACATTATTAGATTATTTCCGGATGGATCCATTGACCCAACATTTAATGTTGGTTCAGGTTTTAACGGTATAGTATATAAAATAAAAATACTTGATAATGGAAAAATACTAGTTGGTGGTGAATTTACTTCTTATAATGGATATTCGTCAAACTATATTGCAAGATTAAATTCAGATGGTTCATTTGATGAAACTTTTGGTATTGGAACTGGTTTTAATAATATATTAAGAGATATTGAGGTATTACCTGACGGTAGAATATTATGCGGAGGTGACTTTACCACATTTGATGTACTTTTTAGTATTGGTAATGGATTTAATAATAGTGTTATTACAATACAAATACAACCGGACGGAAAGATATTAGTTGGAGGTAACTTTACAACTTATAGTGGTGTATCTATAAATAATATTATAAGATTAAACACTGATGGATCAATAGATAATAGTTTTGTTATTGGTACTGGATTTAATAGTACTGTTTTGTCAATTGAATTACAATCAGACGGAAAGATATTAGTTGGTGGTATATTTACATCATATAGTGGTGTATCTAGAAATAGAATTATTAGATTAAATACTGATGGATCTGTTGATACTAGTTTTGTTATTGGAACCGGATTTGATAATTTTATTTTTTCAATTGAATTACAATCAGACGGAAAGATATTAGTTGGTGGTTTCTTCACATCTTATAGTGGTGTATCTAGAAATAGAATTATTAGATTAAACACTGATGGATCAATAGATAATAGTTTTGTTATTGGTACTGGATTTAATAGTACTGTATTTGACATTGAACTACAATCAGACGGGAAGATATTAGCGGGTGGAGCATTTACATCTTATAGTGGTGTATCTAGAAATTTTATTATTAGATTAAATACTGACGGATCTATTGACACTAGTTTTGTTATTGGTGCGGGGTTTAATAATGTTGTTTACTCAATCGCAACCCAATCAGATGGGAAGATATTAGCGGGTGGCGACTTTACATCATATAGTGGAGTATCTAGTAATAGAATTATTAGATTAAACACAGACGGGTCTATTGACACTAGTTTTGTTATTGGTACTGGATTTAATAGTATTGTCACATCAATCGCATTACAATCAGACGGAAAGATATTAGTTGTTGGATGGTTTTCATCATATAGTGGTGTATCTAGAAATAGTATTATTAGATTAAATAGCGATGGATCAATAGATGTTAGTTTTGTTATTGGCACTGGATTTAATGGTCAGGTAAGTATAATTACATTACAACCTGACGGAAAAATGTTAGTTGGTGGTGCATTCAGTTCTTATAGTGGATATTATTCACCCCGTTTAATAAGATTAAGAACAAACGGATCAATAGATGCCGATCAATGTAATAAAATATCGTTACTAACTGAAAATGGTAATTTTGATAATAGTTTTGTTATTGGAACTGGATTTAATAGTCGGGTAAATACCATAACATTACAATCAGACGGAAAGATATTAGTTGGTGGCGACTTTACATCATATAGTGGAGTATCTAGTAATAGAATTATTAGATTAAACACAGACGGGTCTATTGACAACAGTTTTAGTATTGGGTTAGGATTCGATTCCCAACCTCTTGATCTTGTGTTACAAGCGGACGGAAAGATACTAGTTGGTGGTATATTTACATCATATAGTGGTGTATCTAGAAATTATATAATTAGATTAAATACCGATGGTTCTGTTGACACTAGTTTTGTTATTGGTACTGGATTTGATAATTTTGTCTCTGTAATGGATTTACAATCAGACGGAAAGATATTAGTTGTTGGTGGTTTTACATCGTATAGTGGGGTATCTAGTAATAGGATAATTAGGTTAAACACAGATGCGTCTGTTGATGATAGTTTTGTTATTGGTAGTGGATTTAACGATACTGTTCAGGATATTTCGGTACAACCGGACGGAAAGATATTAGTTGGTGGTTACTTTACCACATTTGACTTTATCTCCAGATATTATATTGCGGAACTTTATACGGAAGGAACAACCCCAATTGAATTATCTAGTTTTCTTGAATTCTCTTCTTGTACGGAATGTTTTAACTTCACAATTAACTCTGGAGACGAATACTTGATGTGTGAAGTTTGTAATGGTGATACCTTCACTGTAAACCCACCTCACCCGGTATGGACAAACAATTATGGAACCGCAGTTACAATATTAGATGCTATCGTTTTAGGTGGCCCGAATGGATTAAATAATTAAATTAAAAAAATAAGTATTTATTTATATGAATTACAAAAAAATTGTTAAACAGATTATTTCAGAGATCATTCACGATCAGATGAAACCCACAATGAAGTATTATGCTTTTGATTGGGATGATAATCTTATGTATATGCCGACAAAAATTTATCTTTTAGATGATAAAGGAAAAACTGTTGGTATGTCTACGGAAGATTTTGCAGAGTATAGAACTGAGATAGGTAAAGAACCATTTGAATACGAGGGGCATACTATTGTAAATTTTGATAAAGATGCCTTTAGAGACTTTAGAGTACCGGGAGATAAGGCTTTTATTAGTGACGCTATGAAAGCAGAAACAGGACCAGCTTGGAGTGACTTTGTTGAGGCGGTTAATAATGGGTCTATATTTTCGATCATCACAGCAAGAGGACACACCCCTTCGGTACTTAAAAATGCTGTTTACAACTTAATTAAGAAGAACAAACACGGATTAAGTGAAAAAGAACTTGTTAAAAATCTTAAAAAATATAGAGATTTAGCAGATGAAGAAGATTTGTCTGATGATGAATTGGTTAGAGCTTATTTAGATATGAATAAGTATCATCCTGTAAGTTTTGGTGAAGGTTCAGCTGCGAATCCTGAGGAACTTAAAGTGAAAGCAATGAGAGAGTTTATGACATATGTTCAAGACTTATCAAGAAAATTACAAGAAAAAGCCTTTATGAAAAATAAAATAAGTAATTACTTTATACCTTATATTGGTTTTTCAGATGATGATTTAAGAAACGTTCAAGCAATGAAGAAACATTTTGATGATGAATCTGGATTAGATATTTATCATACAGGAGGAGGTAAAAAAACTAAATTTGAATAATAACTGGGACTAGTTAAGATATAATTTGAAAAATAATCGAAGTAAATAGAAAAATTTTTATTTCATAGTATTTATAATAAAAATAAAACAAAATTTAAACAATAAGATATGGCTGATTTATTAATGAAAATGCCGATCCCTTACGAACCGAAAAGGGAGAACCGATGGATTTTGAGATTTCCATCATCACTTGGTATTAACGAGTGGTATGTAGAAAGTACATCAAGACCAAAACTTACTATTGGATCTAAAGAGATCGAATTTTTAAATACTTCAACGTTTGTTGCAGGTAGATTTAAATGGGAAGCAATTTCAGTTAAGTTCCGTGACCCTATCGGACCTTCAGCTTCACAAGCTATTATGGAATGGATTCGTTTATGTGCTGAGTCGGTAACAGGACGTATGGGTTACGCTGCGGGGTACAAAAAGAATGTCGACCTTGAGATGTTGGATCCAACAGGGGTAGTTGTTGAAAAATGGATATTAGAAGGAGCATTTCTTTTAGGATATGATGGAGGTTCTTTAGCTTACAACTCTGATAATATCGCAGGTATCACATGTCAAATGCAAATGGATAGATGTATCTTAGTATACTAATCTAAATAACACTAAAACGTATAACCGTAGACTTTACAGTTTACGGTTTTTTTTTATTATTTAAGTTGAAATTATATATAATATGGAACAAAATGAATATACAGTAGGTCACGGTAATTTAAATTTACCTCATGACGTTATAACTCTACCAACACAGGGTATTTTTTACAGATCAAAAAAGAAAACAGTTAAAGTGGGTTATTTGACTGCGGTTGATGAAAACATACTTTCAGATTACGACGGTACAAGAAATGTTACTGAGTCAATTATTCTACCATTGTTAAGAAACAAAGTATATGAAAGAGAAATTAGACCTGAAGAACTCTTAGATGGAGATGTAGAGGCAATTTTATTATTTTTAAGAAACACGGCTTTTGGACCTGAATACAAATTAACAGTTACAGATCCCTCAACAGATCAAAAGTTTACGGCAACAATCCAATTAGATGAACTTAATTTCAAAAAAACAGAAGTACAACCTGATGAAAACGGACTTTTCAATGTGACATTACCTGTATCTAAAAGAAAAGTATCTTTAAAACTATTGTCTTTAACGGATACATTAGAGATCGATAGAATCATTAAAAGCTATCCTTCCGATAGAACAGCACCTTCAATTACCACTAAATTAAACAAACACATTGTTACTTTAGATGGGGATGGAGACAGAATTAAAATTTCAACATTTGTTGAAACTATGCCTATCGGAGATTCTAAATATATTAGAAGATTCCTTGTTGATAACGAACCAAGATTAGATTTAAGAAAAGAAGTAATAGCCCCGTCAGGAGAAAAAGTAATGGTTAACATTGCTTTTGGGGTGGAATTTTTTCGGCCTTTCTTCGCAGTATAAGATAACCATATTAGATGAGTTTTATTATTTCTCAAAAATTTTCAGAACACAGTACTCTGAGTTCATGTCTTTGCCCACGTATGTAAGAAAATACTTAATTAACAAATATGTTGAAGAAATTGAAAATAAATAATTTGATATTTATGAGTAAATAGAATACTAATAATGACTGAAGAAGAAAAAAAAGAAGTCCAAAAACAAATTCAAGAAGCGGTTGCTGCCGAAAGAAAGAAAATTGCTCAAGGAGTTTCTGGTGAAGAAACAAAAATTCCTTTACTTGATTTTAAGGAAGACTACGTAAAAGATTGGACTGTTGGTCTTGGTACTATTAAAACAGAAGTTGGAAAAACTATGGAAGAAGTTGCCGCTTCTTTTACCGATAAAAGTTTGGGTGAAAATACTTTCATTAAGTTATTAGATGAACAAGCTACGGAACTTTCGTCACAATTTGGTGTTGGAAAAGGTAGGATGGAGGAATTTCGTCAATCTATTGCCGATGTATCACCAGCACTTATTAGAATGGGAGTGGACCAAGCCGATGCAATCAAGAACATTGGTAAAATGGGAGAAGCTTTAGGTTCCGCGGCAAGTTTAGGAAGTGAGGCAATAATTGAACTATCCGCCGCTTCTAAAGCTACAGGACAAGATGTTGGTCTTTTAACTGAAAAATTTAGAGAAGTTGGTGTTTCAGTTTATGATGTTGGTGATGCAATGTTAGATGTTGCAAATTCAGCAAGAGCTGCCGGTGTTTCAGTTGGTGCGGTATCTTCCGCTGTTGCTCAAAACATAGGAAAACTAAACTTATATAATTTTGAAGGTGGTATTAACGGACTAACAAAAATGTCGATACAGGCATCAAGACTTGGTGTTGATATGGGTAAAGTATTTAAAATTGCCGATGATTTATTCTCACCTGAAAAGGCAATTGAAATGTCAGCATCATTACAAAGATTAGGTGTGACAAGTAGTGGATTGTTAGATCCATTAAGGGCGATGGACATGGCACAAAATGATCCTGAAGCATTACAAAACGAGATCCTTAACATTTCTAAAGAATTTACCAAGTTTAATGAACAAACAGGTAAGTTTGAAATTATGCCAGGTTCAAAACGAAGATTAAGAGAAGTTGCAGAGGCGATGGGTATGACCGCAGAAGAATTGGCAGGTATGTCAATTAAAGCTTCGGAGTTTGACAAAAAAATGTCACAAATCAAATTACCTAGTTTTGCTGAAGGTAATGAAGAAACTAAGGAACTCATTGCTAGTATGGCACAAATGAAAGATGGTGTTGCCACAGTAAACGTTAAGGATGAAAAAACAGGTGAGGTAATATTAAAACAAGTTGATCAATTAACACCTGAAGATATTGAAAAATTAAAAGAGTCTCAAACAACTCAAGCGCAAACGGTTGAACAGTTAGCTTACGACCAATTAACAGAGTTACAACAAATTAATAGTAGTATATCAGGGACAAAAGCCGCTGTTGGGTTTGGAAAGGCAACTTCAGAACCAATTGAAAAACTTTTCACGACTATGATGGGTATTAATAAAGATGTTGCTGTGGGTCTGAATAGAGGAGTTACAACAAAATCTGTAAGAGAACCATTAACAGACTTAACTCAACCAATTGAAGATGCGATAACGGCATTGTTAAAGGAAGACGCTAAAGGGGCCTCAGATGCGTTTAACCAATTTGTTGCGAACGCAGCAAAAATAGAGGAAGAATCAAAAGCTAAAATTCAAACATCATTTGATAATACATTAAAAAGTATTCAGGAAACATTTAATAAGGCTTATAACCCACAAACCCCTTCTCAACCACAAACAGTAAATGTTAATTGGACTATTTCTGGTGATCCTAACATAACTGGTAAAATTAATCAAGATCAATTTGATAGAATGTTAAATACGTCCACATCTAATCCTGATACTAGAATTAACGTAACTAATAATTTAGTTGACAAAAACGCACCATCAGCAACAACAGGAGGTAAAAATCAATAACAATATACTACTAAAAAAAATAGACTATAATCTATTTATAAAATAAAAGTATGGCTGAAAGCTTTTTATCGTTTGGTAACTCAGAATTATTTAGAAAACAGTTATTGGTTAGAAATTTACAACCGTATGGCGTGCCAGGTGCATACACATCACCGGGTAATCCTGTAAATTACGAAACAAACATAACAGTTTCAAACGTAGCGGATTCACCAAATAATTATGTTTCTACAAATTTATTTGCATCAGATTTATATCCACTTAATGAGTACGGACCTGAAGGTGGTTTCGGAAATCCTATTGGTGTTAATTTAACACCCGTTTTAGAACCTAACCAAGGACCATACTATCCTGTTAATGGTGCTCAAACTCAAGGATTAGTTCTTGTCAATGAATTCTTTATTGAATCGGCATATGTAACGAATAAATGGGGACCATCAGGAGGATATAAAGATTTGGTTATCATAACTGATGTTCAACAATCAGGACTTATATACCAACCATATTGGTACCCTGGTTATTATAGTTATTCAAGTTACTCAACATACGGGATTGTTTTTTCAGATGACCCATTAGGGTCTAACGGACCTTTATCTTCCGATAGTTTTTTAGCGAAAATTGGTGCGGAACAATTGAAGTTCGCATTCAATGAAAGGATTGCTCAAGAATTAGAACAAGCAACTATCGGTGCTATTAACTTAGACACGATTACAGATCCATTTTCCGCTAGCTTATTAGCAACAGGGCAACAACCATTTTTCATAAGAAATTGGAAAATTACAGTTCCTGAAAATCCTGCTTTAGCTGCGGTCTCTTTAGGTAATAGATTAACAGGTACTTATTTCCCTGTTTCATTTATTCCTGGTGATTATTTTGATGATGATAATCCCATTAATGGACCACAAAATGCTGCAGCACTAGGAGTTGCAAATAATCTAACAGGTGGGTTGTTAGCACCTATATTAAACAAGTATAGAAATCCATCGGAAGTATTTGTTGCAAACACAGGTAATGGTCAAAGATCGGCATTATTTTCGGCTTTAGATTATAACCTTTATAGACCGGCTTACAATAGAGGAATAGTTGGTGGACTTATCGCAGGGGCATCGGCAGCTGTAAATAGATTATTTGATCAAGACAAAGCTCAATCCTCAGGATATTATGTTGGTAGTGAAAACGCTGAACCCGCACAAATTGATGGACCACCTAATCAATTACCTGTTAATCAATTTGGTGTACAACAACAAACTATTGTTTATGGACCTCAAGAATTAGGTATTTTATATGAAGGTAACGAAAACCAACTTAATTTTGGTTTAAAGGGTAAATCATATACTGATGGTGGTGGAACGTCAGGTCAAATGGTTTGGACTTCACCTAAGTATAAAGGAGACGCTGGTTTCCGTGCAACTGTAGGTGGTGGTGCAGGAAGTTTAGATGATGAGTTTAATCAGATTTCAGGTGATTATTTAAGATATCAATCAACAGATGTTCCTTTTAGACCCGGTTCTATTCTCTATGAGACACAAAGATTGGTAGATTCTGCTGATCAAGTACAAGGACAAGCCAGACTAAAGCATGTTGGAACTGCAATTAACCAAGTTTCAAAAGTATTCAATGATGGATATAAAGAGTTAACCAAAGGTTCAAGAGTTTTATCTTATGTTAATCAAGCGGACGGAACTCAAGCAGGATTAGAATATTGTAGAGTATTCCAAAAAGATACTCCATATTACACATATGCTGACTTACAAAAAGTTGATGGGATCACAACTTCGGGTAGAAGATTTGACTATTCAATATTCGACAACACATATAACTTGAACATTGCTCCTTTAAGAAATCCGGGATCGACAAACATTGTTGATGGAAAAGTTAAAAAGTACATGTTCTCAATCGAGAACTTAGCTTGGAGAACTTCAGACAGACCGGGTTATACTTACGATGATTTACCTGTATGTGAAAAAGGACCAAATGGAGGAAGAATTATGTGGTTCCCACCATATAACGTTAAATTCAATGACGATACAAAACCCGATTTCAATGCAACAAGTTTCATCGGTAGACCTGAACCAATTTACACTTATAAAAATACATCTAGAAGTGGACAGATCAGTTGGACAATTATTGTAGATAATCCATCCATGATGAATACTATCATTGAAAAACAATTGAAAGGAGCAACAAAAGACAGGATTCAAAGTATCATTGATTCATTCTTTGCCGGATGTACCAAATATGATATGTATGAATTAGGTATTAAATTTAATACTATACCAACAAAAGATTTATATACATACCAACAAATATTAAATAACCCAAGATTAACAACAGAAGAACAAGTAGAGGTCTTTCAAAGCATACCTGTAAATCAAGAAGCGACAAACGATGGTGATGCTTCAGGTGCCGACGGGACTGAAGGAACAACTGGAACTGGAAACCAACAAAAAGAAAATATCCAATATGTTGAAACCGATTTAAGTAATTATGTTGGTTATGGTTTCTATTTTGAAAATGACGTACCTGGAGGACCAAACGGAACTAAACCTGGTGAAGACAAAACTAAAGGGGAATCGGCTTACAACTTTAGTTACTATTATAATCAATACATTGGGTTACAACCAACCTATTTACAACAAGCACCTCAAAACGTTTATGTTGGGACTGATCAATTTACTAAGGATGGAATTCCAAACTTCTTCTCAACAGTTATTGAAGGTAACTTTAATTTAATCCAAAACGAACTTGTTAAACAAAAAATTGAAGATATCTTAGTTAAACAAAAAGGTAAAATTGAAATAGAATTGGTTGGTTCGGCATCGGCACCACAAACTGTATCGTATAATAAATTATTATCTGAACGAAGAAATTTCTCAGTTCAAAAATGGTTTTTAGATCAAAAACTAAGTGATGGTAAAACAATTAGAGAATATCAAGAAATGGGGAACTTTAAGGTTATTTTAAATCCAAATGGTGAACAACTTGTAATTCCAAAGACCAAAGAACAAGCCGCAGCAACCACAGGTGATACTACAGACATTAGTGTTACAAATGCACAAGGTGGTAATGTTTTAAATGCTAGTGTTGATTGTACTAAAAATATAACTTTAGTATCAACTCAAAACCCAACTTCAGGTGATGTCCAAGAATCTAGTAAAGCACAGTGGTATAGCATACCTGCGATGGCTTGTCGTAGAGTTGCGATCCAAAGGATTAAAGCCGAGATCCCAAAAAATGAAACTCCTCAACCAAGTCCCGTACCACCTAAACCGGTACCTACACCTGTACCGAATATTCTTACAGGTCAGACTCAAAGTATTAAACCTGAGCCTAAAATAACTATCGAACAAAAGATTAAAGAAGGTATCTCTAAAAAAATATTAAGAAATCTTTTTACAGAGTGTGATTATTTCCAAATCATTAAAGAAAGTGATCCTATGGTATATGATTCTATAAAAGATAGAATTAAATATTTTAGTCCGGCTTTCCACTCGATGACACCTGAAGGTTTGAACGCTCGTTTGACTTTCTTACAACAATGTATGAGACCTGGTCAAACAATTCCTGTTATAGGTGCCGACGGTAGACCTAAATATAATGATGCATTGAATACCACTTTCGGTGCACCGCCAATTTTGATTTTAAGATTTGGTGACTTTTATCATACCAAAATAGTACCAACAAATCTTGGTATTACTTACGATCCACTTCATTTAGATATAAATCCTGAAGGTATTGGCGTACAACCAATGTTAGCGAACATTTCATTGTCATTTAATATAATTGGGGGTATGGGTCTTAAAGAACCAGTTCAAGAATTACAAAACGCACTTTCGTTTAACTATTATGCTAATACTGAAATTTATGATGAAAGAGCAACTGCGACTGAAGATACAAGTAAGATGGATCAATACGTTGTTCAAAAGATAACTTCTGCATTACCAACAGTGAGTTCACAAGAGGCCGCGAATATTGTTAATAACGTACAACCTAAAAAAGGAGGAAGTACTATAGGTGTGATAGCCAGTGAAACTGAAATGGATTATACAACCATATTAACATCATTACAAGATGGACTACAAGGATACTTCAAAGCTTATTATGATGCTATTAGTAAGATTAATACCGATTACAATTTTGGTGCGTTACAGATAGCCTTACAAGAAAAATCATATACTGAGGGTGATCTTTCTGAATATACAAATGATAAAGTTAAAACAACCCTTTATGGTAAAAGTAATAATTATCAAGAATATGTTGAGAACTTAATCAAAGAGGTTAAAAAAGATATTGAACAAAATGACGACCCTATTATGTCTTCATTGAAGGGTGAAAGTCAAATGACAAATAAGATTAAAAGAGAATTAGAAGATAAATTACAAGCTTACGCAACACAAAGACAACAACCAATGTTAGATGTTATAGTGAATAACACCTCAAACATCACCAAAGTCACAACTGATCTGAATTTTATTTTTAGACAATTAGATGTTGTATCTGATAAATTAGATGGTGATCTTGGATCTAATAATCAACCAAACGCTTATGATCTTAGTGGTGATACTTTCTTTGGTCCAGCAACTACTGATGGTACTTTGGCGAATTTATACACTAAAAAAGTACCTGAAACAATAACTAAGTTTGAAAAACTTTTGGAAAGTTATAAAATTA